CTACGGACGAGATCGTGGGCGGGGTGGACAGCAGCACCGGGGATAAGACCGGGCTGGAGCTGGTCAACGAGATCTTCCCCAAGTTCCGCATGGTCCCCGGACAGATCGTGTCTCCCGGCTGGTCCTACAATACGGACGTAGCCGCGACCATGGCTGCCAAGGCGGGCAACATCAACGAGCACTTCCAGGCCCTGGCCCTGATCGATCTGGACGACTCCACGGTCACCCAGTACAGCGACGCGCCCAGCACCAAGAACGACAACAACCTCACCGACTCCCTGCAGGTGGTCTGCTGGCCGCGCTGCAAGCTGGGGGACAAGACATACTGGATGAGCTCGCAGCTCGCCGGATTGATCGCCCAGGTTGACGGGGACAACGAGGACATTCCCTTCGCCTCGCCGTCGAACCACAACTTCCAGATGGACTCCGCGGTGGCCAACGGCGTCGAGGTTTGGCTGGGTCCGGGCGAGGCCAACTACCTGAACAGCAACGGCATTGTGACCGCGCTCAACTTCATCGGCGGCTGGAAGTGCTGGGGCAACCGCACCGCGGCCTATCCTGGAGTGACAGATGTCAAGGACACTTTTATACCCATTCGCCGGATGTTCAACTGGATCGGGAACACCCTGACCCTGACCTTCTGGCAGAAGACGGACTACCCGGTGCGGCGCCGCCTGATCGAGACCGTGGTGGACAGCGCCAATATCTGGCTCAACGGCTTGGCCGCGCGCGGCTTCATCCTGGGCGGACGGGTGCAGTTCCAGCAGTCCGAGAATCCGGTGACCGACCTCATGGACGGGATCATCAAGTTCCACGTCTACGTGACGCCGCCCAGCCCGGCCCGAGAGATCACCTTCATCCTGGAGTACGATCCCGAATACCTGAATAACCTCTTTGGATAACCAGCAACCTCTTTCCGGAGGAGGTCATAGACCATGAGTAATCCCGTGCCAGAGAAACTGATCAACTTCCGCGTCTACCGCGACGGCGAGGATCTGCTCGGCGCTGCGGACGTGGAGCTGCCCAGCCTGGAGTCCATGACGGACACCGTGAGCGGGGCGGGCGTCGCCGGCGAGGTGGACACGCCCATCCTGGGCCACTACGGCTCCATGAGCCTGACCCTCAACTGGCGCACCGTGACCAGGAATACCACCATCCTGGCCCAGCCCCAGGCCCACCAGCTGGATCTGCGCGGGGCCATGCAGGTCTACGATGCTTCCAATGGCGTCTACAAGACCGTGCCCCTCAAGGTGGTCTGTAAGGCCGTACCCAAGAACACCGGGCTCGGATCCCTGCAGGCCGGATCCAGCCAGGAGAACTCCAGCGAGTTCGAGGTCAACTACCTCAAGGTCTCGGTGGACGGCGAGGAGCGCATCGAGATCGACAAATACAACTTCAAGTGCGTTATCGAGGGCACGGACTACCTGGAGGGGGTCCGCGAGAACCTCGGGCTGTAAGGAGACGGAAACATGCCCACTGTTGAGCTGAGAAAACCGATCGAGCACGAGGGCCAGACCGTCAACGAGATCGAGCTGGATCTGGACGGGCTCACGGGCGAGGACCTGATCCAGGCTGAGTCCGAGCACTCCATGATGACCGGCGGGGTAACCAGCGTGCCCGAGCTGTCCAAGTCCTACCTGATGCACGTGGCCGCTCGCGCGGCTGGGCTTCCGGTGGAGACCATCCGTGGCTTGAGCGCTCGGGACGTGACCCAGGTCACCATGGAGGTCCAGAATTTTTTGCTCGGCTAGGGATCGGCCGCATGCATGTGCGCGTCAACTGCGTGCGGCTTTCCCGCTCCACATATACGGGTCTGGATTTTTGGGTCAAGAGAACGCTGCACGACCTGGCGCTCTGGATCGATACAGTGAACCGAGAGGATAGGCATGGCAAGTAGGGGCTTCGAGATAGCCTTCAATCTCGCCGCAAAGATGGACAATTCCTTCAAGCAGATGACTTCCGGGGCTACGGAGCGTCTGCAGCGGGTGAATAAGCAGATCCGGAGCCTGGGCCAGGACCAGCAGCGCATCGAAAAGTTCCAGCACCTCAAGCGGCAGCTGGAGGACACCAGGAGCGAATACGAGAGCACTCAGGCCGAGGTGAAGCGCCTTGCCCAGGAGATCCAGGCCAGCGAGCGCCCCACCAAGGCCCAGCGCGACGCCTTCGAGCAGGCCAAGCGGAAGTCGCGCCAGCTCAAGCAGTCCCTGGAGAAGCAGGGGGACCAGCTCCAGGAAGTCCGCAACGAGATGCGCGAGGCGGGCCAGTCCACGCGGAACCTGGCCCAGCAGCAGCAGAACCTGGCCAAGCAGACCCGCCTGGCTCAGCGCCGGGCCGAGGGCTGGAGCCGGGTGGCCAACTCCAATGTGGCCGGATCCGCGCAGAACGCCGCCGCCAACGTGGGGAGGCTGGGCCGGAATGCGAGCATTGCTGGCGCGGCTCTGACCGCTTCCGCCGGCTACGTGGTGAACAACTACGCCCAGGGCGCGACAGAGACCCAGCGCTGGGCGGACCGCCTTGGCCTGGCCACCTCCAAGCTCTCCGAGCTGCAGCATGTAGGCCGGCAATTCGGCGTGCGGCAGGGCGCCATCGTCGACGGCTTGAAAGAGATGTCCATGCGGGCGGACGAGTTCGCCAAGACCGGAAGCGGCCCAGCTGCGGAGGCCTTCCAGCGCCTGGGCCTGAGCGAGTCCGAGCTCAACAGGGTCAAAGGCGATACGGACGCCCTATTCAAGCTCATATCCGAGCGCATGAGCGGAGTGCAGGACACCGCAGCCCGCCAGCGCATTGCGGACGAGCTCATGGGCGGCCAGGCCGGCGAGAAGATGGTGGAGATGCTCAGCGCGAGCAACAAAGAGATCCAGAGAATACGCGGCCAGGGCCGCGCAGTAGGCAACGTGATATCCGCGGAGGAAGGCAAGCAGGCGGAGAGATTCACCAAGGCCCTAAACAATGCGCAAGGCGCCTTAAAGGGTGTTCAGAAGACCGTGGTGAGCGAGCTGTTGCCCCAGATCACCAAGGCCCTTAAAAGCCTTTCCAAATGGGTCGCGAACAACCAGGAAAAGATCCAGCGCTTTGCGGAGACATTTTCCGACAAGTTCTCCGAGGCGCTTCCCAAGATCCTGCAGCTCACCAAGGGGCTGGCCACAACAGTAGGCAAAATAGGCACCCTGATCAGCAAAGTGGCCAGCCTGGTCGGCGGGTTCCGCAATCTGGGCATTGCCATTGCCCTGGCCTTTTCCGCCAAGGTCCTCGTGTCCGTCGCGCAGCTCACGGGCTCGCTTTTTTCCATGGGCCGGGGGCTGGTGCAGGTGCTCGCATCCATGAACCTGGTCTCCGGGGCGACCAAGGCCTGGACCGCGGTGCAATGGGCTCTCAATGCGGCCATGAACGCCAACCCTCTGGGCCTGATCGTGGCCGGCGCGGCCGCCCTGGCCGGAGCGGCCTATCTGGTGGTAAGGAATTGGGGCAAGGTGAAGTCCTTTTTTACCGGGCTCTGGGACTGGCTCTCCAATTTTGACCTGTTCCAGATCGGCAAGAACATTATCAGCACCCTGCTCTCCGGCATCAAGGCCATGATTTCCAAGCCGGCGGAGATGATCAAAAGCGCCTTCTCCAAGGTCCGGGAATATCTACCTTTCTCCGACGCCAAGCGCGGGCCGCTGTCGGACCTGACAAGCTCCGGGCGGTCCATGATGGACACGGTGAGCAAGGGCGTTCAAAAAGCGGGCCCTGGGCTGGAGAGAGCGGCCAAGCAGGAGCTCGGCAGAGTTGCCAAAGCGCAAGCCAGCCCCAGTGTCTCTCCGTCCGTGGGCGGCATGCCCAGCCTGCAGTCCGGAACAGGGCAAGGGCGAGGCGCCTCCGGGCGGGGCCAGGTTGTCATCAACCAGACCTTCCGCATCGACGGAGCGACCGGAGAGCCGGCGGAAGAGGTCCGCAGGGCAGCGGACGAGGGCGCGGACAAAGCGCGCCAGGCGGTGGAGAACTATTTCAGCGAGGGCATGAGGCTCAGCTATGCCTAGCACCTACACCACACGCCAGGGCCAGGCCTGGGACGAGATAGCCAGGGACGCCCTGGGAGATGAGCACTTGATGCACCGGCTCATGGAGAAGAATCCGGAACATTGTTACACCGTCTTTTTCAGCGCCGGCACGGAGCTCGAGGTGCCCGAGATTGAAAGCGACGACAGACCGGAGACGCTGCCGCCATGGAAGAAATAGGGCGCAGGGCCAGGCTCCAGATGAGCTACGAGGGAGAGGACATCTCCCGGGAGATAGCCAAGCACGTGACTTCTTTCGAGTGTGTGGACAATGCCTCCGACGAGGCGGACAGCCTCAAGATCGATCTGCAGGACAGGGAGCGCCGCTGGAGCGGGCCCTGGTGGCCGGACAAGGGCGCGGAGATCTTCGCATCCATCGAGTGCCTGAATCTTCGAAAGCGCGGGGAGCGCATGGTCTATCCTTGCGGAATCTACACCATCGACGAAATCAGCGCATCCGGCCCGCCCTGGAAGATGCAGCTGGCCTGCACCTCGAGCTCGGTCAAAACGTCCCTGCGCCGAGAAAAAAAGACCCGCTCCTGGGAGAACACGTCCCTGCAGGATATCGCCCAGAGGATCGCCGAGAGCCATGACCTGGAGCTCGTCTTCAAGGCGTCCAACACGAGCTTTAATCGCAGGGACCAGCGCAAGCAGTCCGACCTGGCCTTCCTGCAGGACCTGGCCGATGAGGCGGGGCTGCAGCTCAAGGTCGCGGAGCGAAGGCTGATTCTCTTCTCCGGAGAGTCCTTTGACAAGCAGGACCCGAGCCTCTCCCTCACCCCGGAGGACGTGAACGGCTGGCAGTTCACCTCCCAGGCCCACGACCTCTACAAGGCCTGCAAGGTCGGCTACTGGGGCGCGGCGGAAAAGAGTTTTTTTACCTACACCTACACCCCGGATAACGCCCCGGAAACCGGGCAGACCCTGCAGATCAACAAGCGCGTGGAATCGCGCGCGGCCGCGGAAAAGCTGGCCAAGGCGGAGCTGCGCAAGAAGAACGAATCCGAGATCACCGGCAGCCTGGACCTTATGGGAGACCCTCGGATCTTTGCGGGCAATACCCTCTCCTTGGAGGGCTTCCAGGCGCTTTCCGGGAAATACTTTATCAAGCAGGTCCGGCACGCCTATGGCAGGCAGGGATACACCTGCAGCGTGAGCGTGCGGAGCACTCTGGAGTATTGATGCTAAGGCAGATCAAGGACTGGGTCATCCAATATGTCCGCTCCGTGCTGGAGTCCACGGTGCGCACCGCGGTGGTGAGCTCCGTGGATCCGTCCAGGGGGACGGTGCGGGTGCGGATCCCGGACGACGACGATCTCATCTCCTATGATCTGCGCGTGCTCTCGCGCAAGACACACCAGGACAAGGACTATTGGATGCCGGACGTGGGCGAGCACGTGCTCTGTCTCTTTCTGCCCTACGGCCTGGAGCAGGGCTTCGTGCTGGGCGCCTTCTTCAGCCAGGCGGACCAGCCCCCCGTCGCCAGCCAGGACAAGCGGCACGTCCTGTTCGGGGACGGGACCTGGCTGGAATACGACCGGAAGACGAACACTCTCTCCGGACACATCAAGGGCCAGGTGGACAAGCTCACCGTGGACAACGATGCGATCCTGGACGTCGGCGGATCCGTCCAGGCCACCATCGGCCAGGACCTGATCGCGGATGTGGGCAACAACGCGGAAGTCACCGCGAGCGGATCGCATATTCTTCTCAACGCTCCGCTCATCAAGCTGCAGGGCAACCTCTCTGCAGCGGCCCAGGGCGGAGGGACCGCGACGGAGACCAAGGAGGCGGACACGGACCACACCGGCAGCTATACCTTGACCGGCGACCTCGAAGTGGACGGGAACATCCACGCCACCGGCGACATCCTCGCCGACGGCTCCAACGTCAACCACCATACGCACTAATATGGCCGAAACAGGATCCTTTGGAGACATCGTGTTCGAGGCGAGCGCGGACCAGCTCAAGACCTGGGACGGCCTGCGGCGCAAGGACTCGGCAAGCTATGCCTCGCACGAGGTGGCCGAGGGCAAGGCCAAGCTGGAGTTCACCGGCACGGATCTGCAGAAGCTGGACCTGGAAGTGCGCCTGGACGCGCGCTTCATCAATCCGGCCCAGGAGGCCAAGGCCCTGCGCGAGGCTCTGGACGCGGGCGAGCCGAGAACCCTTGTTTTGGGCGGCTCGCCCCTCGGGCGTTACGTGCTGGAGCAGGTCTCGGAGCAAGTCCGGAATACGGACGGCCAAGGGCGGATCCTGGTCTCCAGGCTGCAGCTGCGATTCAAGGAGTACAACTAGATGCCGGAGTATGATGTCTACGGCGAGCCGAAGCCGATCAACGTGGCCGCCACGGGGCTGGAGGAGATCCTTCAGAACGTGCGGACCATATTGATCACTTTGCAGGGTTCCGTCCCTCTGGATCGCAGCTTTGCCCGCACGGGACGGGCCCTGGACACTCCGGAGCCCAAGGCCATGAGCGCGGAGATTGCGGACCTGTTCGAGGCGATCCAGGAGAACGAGCCCAGGGTCGTGGTGACGCACATCGAGTTCGTGCAATCCAATACTCGCGCTATGGATGGAACGCTCGTGCCCAAGGTGCGGCTACGCATCAAGCAAGGAGCCCTCTAAATGCTGGAAAACCTGCCCGAGATACAATTCAGCGACGCAGACGCCTCCAAGGTGGAGCGGGATGTCATCACCACTTATGAGCAGATCTCCGGCAAGAGCCTTGCTCCGGGAGACCCTGTCCGCCTGCTCCTGGAAGGCCTGGCCTATTTGATTGCGCAGCAGCGCTTCGTGATCGACTTTGCCGCCAAGCAGAACATGCTGGCCTATTCCCGGGGCGAATACCTGGACCACCTCGGGGCCTTGACCGACACCG